TAAATCAGTTCGGACATTAGCTCCAGTGGAGTTATCTATAACATAATCGTGAGTAGCCATTACCTAATCCAATTTTTTATCTAAGTATATCTTAATTCAATACTAACTACCACGCCCAAATCCTGTTGCAGTATAACTAAATGTTTTATCTTGCACAGCGTTACCAGCATTTAAAAATTTTATATTAAAACCACTACCTGTAATATTTGTAATTTCAAATCTTTCATTAGCACCTAAATCATTAGCAAATATTCCAATACTAGGTAACTGTGTACCTGCACCAACACTTGTACCAGCTTGTCCTGTAAAAAATGTATGGTCAAAACTAATATCTAAACCAGAAGATGATGTACCAGATGCAATATTAGATCTTTGCTCTGTTCTTCTATCTAATTCTGCTGTATAGCCTAATTGATCTATTTCAATACTTTGTGCTGGATCGTCTGAATCCATCTCACATCTAAATTTAAATCCCCTTGCAATAAATGTTCCATTTGCAAATGTATTAAATTTAGAAAATTCTGAACTAATAGTGACATTTCCACTTGTGGTTTGACTAGATGCTGCTGTAACTGTAAACTCATTTGTTGTTTTGGTTTTAATTTCATAATTACCATTCACTCCACTGCCAGAGCTAAACGTAAGAACAACAAAACCACCTACTGAAAATCCATGACTACTCTTAGTTACAGTTATGGTTGTTCCAGATTGAGCATACGTTCCAGAAGTTGTTGCATCTGGATCACTATCAGTTGTTGCTACTAATAATTTTGCGTTGACATCAAATGCAGTAGCACCATCAAAGTCTGTCCATGTATCAATATTTGCTGTTCTTTTATCAATCAAATCATTAGGATAAAAACCCTGTGTAACAAAATGACGCTTTAATCTAAGTGGTTGCTTGCCACCTAAATCAAGAGTATTTGCAAATTCATAAGATCCACCAGTAATATCAACAGCACCAAGAAAATCAAAATCTGCAATAGCATCAAAGTCAGCTACGCTATCTAATGTTTCTAATGATCCAAGAACAAGGCCATTGACATCATCAGAAAAGAAACAATCTACTTTTGTACCAGCAAAAGGTGTTGCATCTGTATCTTCTCGATCAACAAGAACAGCTAATTTTGGCTGTGGATCAGGAGTCGTTACAACAACAGAAGTTTCTCCAGAACTTAGTCTGCCACCATCATCTCTGAATTTAAGAATATATTCTCCATCTACTGCTGGTACTAATGTTTCAGATACGTTTCCTGGTAAAGCAGGGATAATATCAACAGAATTAGTAAATGTTCCCGTTCCATCTGTAAGGTTACTATGTCGAACAACTACGTTTCCACCATGCGTAACATCAATATCTGTAGCTTTATCAAAACGTAGTCGTATAAATTGATCGGATACTGGTTCGACAAGTAATCCTGTAACATCTTGTGGTACTGCTGTTTTACCAACAGCTTCAAACGTAATATTAGTTGATGATGCAGATAATCTGTTTTGAACATTATATGAAAATACTTGGATCGTATAAGTTCCCTTTCTACTGTTCATTATTTCAAAATCAGGTCTAGATACTTTTTCACTAATAAAATTATCATTACCAAATCTGTAGTTAACCTGATATTCAGTAACACCGACTATAGGTTGCCAACTAATAATTATTTTTGATACAGCCTGATTATTAATAGGAAATATTCTTTCAACAGCATTTAAACCAGAGGGAGGTTCAGTAAGTGAATTTAATACAGATACTGTTCTAGCTGGTAATGGATCATCTTCTTCAATAAAATCATATTTACCTTCGACATAAGATAAAGCTGTAATTGCATAATTTATACCATCAGATTCTTCGACTGTAATTACTCTGAATAATTGAGATTGAGTAGTGACGTTTGATATAAGAAAGTTTGCATTTACATTAGGAGTCTGAGAAAAAGCAGAACTTACAGTAATAGTTCCACCTGAGACAGATGAGATTGTTTTACTTTCAAACGATCCATCGGGTAAAATTACAGCTAATGTCGCATCTCCTACAGGATTACCACTAGCATCTACAGCTAAATCAGTTGCAGAGGTATCGTCAACAGTAACAACAGTTGTAGAAGTAACAGCAGATAATCTCCCACCTCTTCTTACACCTGCTCTTACAGGATCTTGAATTTCAATGATTGCACCTGGTCTGACTACTATACCAGAATCAATAGACGTGGCAAATGCAACAATCTCACTTTCATTTTGTTCTGCAAATAATACTGCTTTACCTAATCTTCTAGCCTGACCTCTCGAAGTACAAGCAAACGCTTTTACCTGTTTGACAACAGTTCCTATTTTGGATATTGCAGTTGCATCTTCTACTACTTCAAAATCAACTTCTTGGCTATCCATGTTGAAATAAGACACGGATATAACACTATGTCTTGTTTTTAAACTGCTACCAGAATATGAAAAACCTTCCTCAGTAACATTAGATAAATTAAATAAATAACTAGGATCTGTAGGTTTATCTTGTGTAATAGTTATTGAACCAGCCGACCATATCGGCATACATCTCATTACACCTGATAAATCATTTATTAGTTGAAATGCTTCTTTTGGACTTTGAATATTTACGTTGCAGCTAAATCTGGCTTCCTGTCCCCCCTGCCCATCATCTACAAGTGTATTAGCAAACTTACTGGCATTTACAAAACTAAAAAGATCAAGAGAACTATCTGTTATATGATCTCCAAATCCATATCTACTTGTAGTTAAAAGGTCAAGCAGAATCATTGCAGGACATGAACACCATGTAGCAGCACCCATGACCCCATTAAAAATATAGCCGTCAGGATAAACAATACGACCAGTATTAATATCAACAGTGGGAGTTCCAGAACTAGATGCTCCTGCTCCTGGAATCCTTACTTTTATTCCTCTAATTCTAAATTTTCTATCAGGAATCGAACTAAACTGCATCGAATCCAGACGTAAAGCAGTATAAGCACTGTTGTTATAGGTACGAGACTCTTCAATTATTTCGCTAAAACTTGTCCATTGAAAAGTATCTTGAACACTAGTGTCTGTTGCATCATCTGTAACCCTACTTACTCTTATATCTACTGGAAATGCACCTGTTAATTGTATTCCGTAGTCTCTTTGATAAGCATCTCCACTTCTACCTGTAACTGTATCGCTTGTTTGACCATTACTTCCTATAGCTAAATCAGTAAAACCTCCAGAATTGTATTGAACAGCTATTTTTAATTCAACAGAAGTACCTAATAAGTCTCCTTCATCAGTTGCTCTTTGTAATTGAGGAAAAGTAATGGTTACTCTTACCTTATCAACATTGCTATTAGTTATTTGTCTTGTTACAGGAATATCTTTAGTTACTGTGACACCAACACTTGTTGTAGATACACTGCTATCTATATTTGGTATAGCAGTTTGACTATCCGTACCAAATCTAGGATTAAAGGTTACATTTTGAAAGTTTCTGTCTATATCTTGAATATCAGTAGAATCTGCTGAAGCTCTGATAACAGGAGTATCGTTTAAAAATACATCTTTCAATGCAGCATTATTATACGCATCCGTACCCTTTGTTCTACCTTCTTTAGATGCAGTAGCAAAACCTTCTATCTCTCCTTCCGATATTAAATCTAAAAAAGTAGCATACTGTCTACTATGGAGATTATCAGGATCTCTAGTAGGTTTCGGAGGCGTATTATTTCCTCCTTTTGCACCTCTAATAATACGTTTAATATCTGTCATGCCTGTACCTGCTCAGTATCTATGGAAGCACTAATTACAACTGATCCAGTAAATATTTCTCCGTAAACTATTGGTACTGGCGTGCCAGCCCTGTTTGTTTGTTGGATGCCATTAAAATTAAATGATAATCTAGGATCTCCTTCTGAATCAAAATCATCAAATTTTGGCAATGGAAATAACATTTCAGTAACACCTGATAGAACTAAAGAAGCACCAAGATATACAGCAGCTTTACCAATAAAAGTTCCAGTAATTCCTGTAATTGCACCTGCGTTAGCCAAAGGTACTTTTGCAAATGTAAAACTAGCACCACCAGTAGCAAATGCTAAACCTATCAATGCAGCACCTAATAGTATTTTTCCAAAACCTCTACCAGCACCAGCTATAACAGGAATAAAATGTATATCTTCCTGTCCAATAGGATGAGATAACTCTGACTCATCTACTGCATAATTACCAACTTTTACCTGATAATGTTTTGGACTCATATATTTTTCTACACCTTCAAAATTATTTATCAAAAAACTAACAGCATGAGCCAAAGTATCTGCCTTTACCTCAAATTCCTTATGTCCTACAAACTTTGCAAGTTCTCCATATAATTTTATTTTACGAAGCATAACGATACCTCTTTCCTGTACATTTTAACAACCACGGAGAATATGGTTCTCTACAAGATAGTCTATCGGTTAAATGATGTAATACCTCATCTCCAAGAAAAATAGCTACATGATTTAAAGTTGAATCTAAAATACTCATCAATAAAACATCTCCAGTTTGTAATTTTTCATTTGGTCTTAGTTCTCTAAATCCTGTTCGCCAAGCATAACTTTCAAACAAAGGATCTTTCATAAACTCTTCTGGAGTAATAGTTCTTTCATAATCTTTTAACTCTATACCTCTTTCCTGTTTGTAATAATCTCTTACTAAACTCCAACAATCTGTAATACCCCATACCCATTGCCGACCTAATAATGGAGCTTCATATCCTTGTGGTTCATAATATCCCCATTGTTTTGTCTTTGGATTAACAATATGCCATGGAAGTCCACTTTGTTCACAGGCAACTTTATCTGCCTGACTTGCTTCTGGAGGTGTTGTCGGATGACTATGAACAACAGCAGTGACTTCTCCTATATTAGTAGCCTTTACATAATCTTCTGGATCTAAAATAAAGCATTGATGTGCTGTCATTGAAAGATTACGACAAGGATAATATCTTTCCTTACCTCGAATATTTAACAAAAGACCAACAGACTCCTTTGGATCTTCTGTCTCAGCATGATTAAGTGCAGCGTCTTTCCAATTCATCCTATAGCCGTACCAATAGAAGGAAACTCTGTTCTAGTGCATTGTCTGTTTGGAGCACGAATACCAGCAAGATCAAATACAGATGCGAGCTCAAATTGAACTACCTCTCTATTTTCTGCTGATTTTCTATCTATTTTATATATTTCCCGTGGAAACTCTGCTGTATTATCTGGTGTCCCATAAGGATTTATGTCTCCAGGAAAATTAACAGCATCTAAAAATCTTGCAAGAGTTCTAATACGAATAACAGTTGCACCAGTAAGATCATTACCAGTAGTTATTGTATTTACACTTAATAAAATAGCTGTAATAGTTCCTAGTGCATTGCTGATAGTTAATGTAGGTCTAGGTAACTGTCCTTTTCTAAAAGCAAAACCTTCAGCTTTTATTGGAAATCTTTGATAAGTATTACCAGCCCAGACTATTTCTCCATTATCTTTTAATGATGAACCATTATGAAACCTGTAAATAGTAGTAGCACCATGCAAACTATTATCAAGTTGTAAGGTAAAAAGTTCAATTATTGCTGACGGATTTGTATTCTGAAGATTACTAACAATAGCAGAACTGCTCATGGTTCAAACACCTCTCTAAATGTTGCTTGAATTGTTGCTCTATTGTTATATGGTATAGATTTATTCCAAGTCTCACAAACATATTGACCAGCACCAGATAAAGTGATCGAAACATTACCACTATTAGTAGCACTGGCAGCAGCAGTAACAGTAAAAACATTTGAATCAGTAACCGAAGCGACAAGAAATGTACCATCAGTTGCAGATCCAGAAGTGTAATCAATAGTAAGTTCATCCCCTACAGCTACACCATGATTTGTAATCGTGATTGTTACTGTAGTGCCTGATTGAGAGTAAGTTCCTGTTTTTGTAAAACCTTCTCCTGGTGGAGTAAAGGTAAAACTAGCACTATCATTAGCACGACTATCAAGAAATCCTTCTATGGTGTCCGCATCTGTTTCCGATACGTTGAAAGTAAAGTTATAAATTTTTGGATTTTGATGAGCAGCAAGTCCAAATAATATTCTGTGTTCATAGCCATCAGCAAAACGAACTGTTCTAGTATTTGGTACAGATCTTTTCTGTTGCCCGTATGTTGGTGTGATTGATGGAAAAGTAGCCATTATGCAAGTAAACCTCCAGGTC